TAATTCCATTTCGACGCGAGTCTTTTCCGCGCCGTCCTTCATGCCTCTTAGGCGTTCTTGGATAATCTGGAATACTTCAAGAGTGTTCTTCCCTTGAATCTGATCAATACTAATCCCTAACCGACTGAACATATCGGTCGCAAGCTTCCCCTCTGCGGAGGCTGTTTGCATTTTATCTTGTGCGTTTGATACCGCCTTCGCAAACTTGGCAAACGCCGTAGTGCTTACGTCGGTAGCTACGCCCATATAGTTGGCCACGGAGATAAAGGTACTAGCTTGCTCAGCAGTGGCACCTGTTAAGGACTGCATTTTCTTAACAGATAAATTCCAATCGAGTGCCTCTTTGGCAAGTTTTGACCCTAGACCGGTGATACCCGCACCAGCTCCAATGGTCAACATTTCTGTTTTTAATTTTGCTAGCTCGGCAACTGTACCCTTAGAGGCGGCTGCGATTTTCTCTAAACCGGCTTGCGTATTCTTATCGGTCAGTTGCACTACGATATCTACTACATTATTCGACATCCTTATTCATCGCCTCCATTTCTAGTCCCTCTAATATCCACATGAGGTTAAACAACATCGGACCCAGATTGATATTGTTCATTTCCGCTACATTGCGAATAGCCGGATAATCGAATCCCGCTAACCCTCCTGTGTGATATATTCGCTGACTGCGTGATAGGGTATACAGTTTCATAGCCAATTTCGTACCAAATAATAGGTGTGGAGGATTGTATTCACACTCCGAGCAGTCGAAGGACTGCCGGGTGGCGGATTGTAATTCCCTACACCCTTGGCAATACTTCGGACGGTCAGAGGACATCCACCCCCACACCTCTTTTAGTTTTTTTCCGTTGCATCTTGTACCTGGAAGGTAGCGGTAATCACTTTACCCGCAAAGTCCATAGCTTCCTTGTCAGATACAGTATTAAGGTCCTCATCACTGAGGCCATATACATCCATCAAGATGAAACGCATAATGTCACGGCTACGAATAATACCCGCTAATTGATCATCTTCTTCGACTGGACAATATACGAAGTCCAATCCTGCTTTAATCAGCATTTCACGTTCAGACCATGTGAGGGCTCTTGCTTTTAGTTCCTTACCTTGAATCTTCATACTTACCTCCTATTAATATGCTGCTTGCGTATTAGTTAATTCGAATAGAACCGCGGATGCTTCAGCATCATCACCGTAGTATGCCTTAAATGGCATTTCGATGTTAACGCCTTTAGGTCCATCGATACCTGGAGAGTTACGTTCGTAAATCAATTCAGGTAACTTGATAACCAAAGAGTTATCGCCTTTTGTAAGTGTTAACTCAAGGCTAGATTCTGTACCGTTTACTGCTTTGTTCAAGAGGTCCATGTTTTGGAAGAACGCTTTCAACGTACCAGATACACCGACAATGCCCGTATCAATATAGGTACGGAACCCTTTTCCGCCAATCGCATAAGAATCACCATCTAAGCCAAAGTCAATGTTAAGGCTTAAAGACAATACGTTAGCGACTGTCACTCCGCCTTCCTTAATTGTGGCTTCAAGATTTTCAAACGGGGTAAATGCAATTTGAGTAGGTGCGGTATCGAATGGCACTGCCGCCATTGTTTCCTTACAGCCCATTACGTCGATAGTGGCTGTTAACTCGGAGTCACCACCAAAGTTAAGCGCCATTTTATTCATGCGAACACCGCTGAATTGTTGGTATGTGCTGATATCCTTATAGCCTTGCTCGAATGTAGCGGATGGCATATCCGGACCGATTTTGAACACATGCTTATGCGCGGAACCCGCACCGGCTGTGGAAGTAGGCGCGCCAAAGGCTAATTTCAACCAATAGCCGAAGCCGATTACATCGACCGGTGGTGTAATACTGCCGGATGCATCGATGTTACCACGGCTAGGCGCAGCTGGATTTCGCGTACCACGAATTACATTAGAATCATTTAAATTTTGACTTGCTTTTAAAGAGGAACTAATGATTGGCATAACCACGCCACCGGTGGACGGTGTAACACCAAAGTCAGTTTCAAAAGCCATTGTTAATTTGGATTGTGCGCCTTGCGCACGTTTAGCTACTGCCATGTTATCCTCCTATTAATATTCAACGTGACCGCCAATTACATGCGGTATTTCTATTGTGAAGGTGGCCTTACCTGGATACACAGGGCGCCACGATACATTATCCGTTTCATAGTCAATGTTAATGACTGGATAATTAGGGTTGACGGCCATAATACATTCAATGAGTAGCTGGCCGAGTTCATCAGTTTCAAAAGCGCCCGTATAGGTAATGACACGGCCATTACGTTCAGCTTCCTTCCGATATACGCCCCATACGAGTTGGAGAGTATATGAATAGGAATCAGCAAGCCCTTCGGACTTTGAGTCCATAAGGACGATAACGCATGGACAATCTTCCTCTTGAGGCGCGCCTGCATCGTCATACCCTACGAATATGGACAGGTCCTTACCATACTTCGCTTTACAGAACTCATTAATATGATCATTGTCCTTAATGGCCTCAACCCAACGATTCGCAATCACTGCGAGTGGAATTGTTTGCATAGCTACCTCACTTTGTATATTCGATTACTGGACCCCCATGAGGTGTTACCGAGTGCGTACTCACCGATTTTCTTTTCAAGGAATGGTACGAGTTTAGGTTGAAGCGCATTACGCATCGGCCCGAAGGTTTCACGAGGTTTAATGGTGAAGGTCGTTTTCCCCTTAGCCAACTGGAACCCATGCGCAAATAATTTCTTACGCATGTTTTCCGTAATTTCCTTGGTGTAACCCTTTTCAATCTGTTCCCCTAATTTCTTAGCAGAGTTAGATAACCACCCAACCTTGACCGATTCAGACTTTGCGTCATACTGATACCCTACGGCTCGGTACATCTTGCCAAGCGGAGTATACCCAACTGTGCCGGCTTTTACGCCACTTGCGATAAGCTCATCACGAGACTTATGTGTCCATCCTTCTCGGTCAGCTTTTCCGCCTTTTCGGTAAGCTCTCCGGACTTTAGCACCGAATGCTGCTTCGAGTTGTGCCCTCATAGCTGGTGGCATGAAGCTAGCATATTTCTTACCGCCTGGCGCTCCGGACTTGATGCCTTCCTTGATGGCCTTGGACATCATGAAGCCCATCGACTTCATCGCCTTACGCATCCAATCAGGTTTCGTTTTAGCGATAAATTCAAGGTACGGCGTAGCGCCATCATTAATGGTGATAGGCTCATTACTCATGGTCTCACCGTCCTTACGTTGGCCACAATTTCTAGGCAATGCATCTTATCGTCACTATCAGAGATATGATCCACATACCATTTTTTGCCATGGATGTAGATTTCATCCTTGGTCTTTGGTAATGGTATGTCCTTGGTTCGTATCCAAATCTTAGCCTTATCAGCTAATCCGGTTACGAATCCTGAACCCTTGCCATCGTACTCACCGATTTCCACGCTCGCCTTGATGGTCTTACCTTCATATGTGATTTTCTCACCAAATGCCCCCAGGAGGACGTTTTCATCGTATGTATACATATTTGTACCTCATAGGTTTAACGGGGGCATGCGGCCCCCGTTATCCTCATAATATAGCTATTGACTACGCGCCAACTTTGACAGCTTGCACTAGCATAACGGTAACTGTATCTTGCGCAGCAGTTTTTGGAGCTACTGCGATACCTAATGGTTTACCGCCAGTTTTAACAGCTTTATCTGTATCAAAGTTAACTACGTCGCCGACTTCAAAAGTATCAGTTTTATTAGCTGTTACTTTGAACACGCCGGTTACTTTAATAGCGCCTACTTCACCGACTTTTAAATCGGTGATAGCCACGCCATGAAGTGCACCAGCTTCTACGATATTACCGGCTTTGACCTCTGCAGTTGCAGTAATGTCAATGCGGTCTGTTTCTTGTACGAATTGTGTCATCATATATTGTTACCCCCTATTATTTACCAGCGTTTTTGTATAGACCACGGAAGTCAAGAGCACGTACGCCTACGTCCAATGCAACTTTATATTCGATACCATCTACATCGAAGCCTTGACGAGTTTCTAAGCGTGGAGCTTCTACGCCGTTCAAGAATGTAGTTTCGATTGTATCGTGTTGAGTTGCATCGGCTACTAAGTACCACGCATCTGGATCAGTGATTTCTGCGTCAGCGATAACAGTGAATCGACCTTTGTATGGGTTAACCACACCGGAGTTAACACCTGCCACGTCTGCAGTGGAGTTCATGAGTTGGTATGCTACCATTTCAAGTTCAGGTGGAACGATTAAGTATTTAGGTGTGATATTAAGTGTAGCCGTACCTTGGATACCCTTTTGACGGCGCATAGCAGTTACTGCTTTAGCAATAGCTTTTACGCTTAAAGCTTCACCAGTTGTCGCAACATTACCGTGTTCGCTATTGAACAATGTAACGCCATCTTCCATTTCTACGTTACCTGTCAATTGTGCGTATACCATTTTATTAACCAAACGTTTAGCCGCGGAGCCAAAACGAGTTGCGATAGCGGAGAACATACCGAGGTCATCGTTGATGATAGCTTGACGAGTTAAGCTAAATAATTTGCCGTAAGTAGCGACTTTAGTACGTGCGGAAGTTTCACCGAATGTCATAGCTTTGAATTGGCTACCTTCTGGAACTAATTCCAAGTCGCCTGCTTCAGACAACGCTACGCGTGTAGCTTCTTTGAAGTCGCGGTTAGAGCCTTTACCTGCCCATAATTGGTAAGTAGTTTCTGCTTCGTTAAAGCCGTTCATTACGGATTTATTCGCCAAGTTGGACATAATAGCCGGGAATGTGGATGTGGAGTTAATAGCTTCACGAGCCAATTCCAAGTTATCACCAAAGTTAGCACGAAGGCCTTCACGTTGTAATGCTTCACGTGCTAATTCAACCAAGGAATGTGCACGTAATTCGTTAGCACCTGGTGCCGGTTCAGCTACTTGAATACCTGCCGCCATTAATACTGCATCTTGTGCAGCTGCACGGAATTTATCGGATTCAGATTCGCCCATTTTAACGGACACGCCTGCGTTACGTGCGCGTAATTGGTCCATAACCATTGCACGTGCTTCGTCAACGGATTTGCCCAATACGATTGCTTCGTCTGCGCCTTCAACATCGAAGTCGCGGAACATAGCAGTAATTTCGGAAGTACGTTTACGTTCTTCTTCCATAGCTTTCGCCAATTCTTCTTTTGTGATACCGCCTTCAACTGGAGCGGATTTCACTTCTGGAGTTTCAGTTAATTTTTCTTTTTCATCCATACCTTTGTT